GCACTAAATGGTGTAGCTTCAGTTCCAGAAGCATTAAGCAGTCCACTAACTGTATACTGGTTTGTAGCAATGTCGGTCAGTAGAACATAATCACCTATTTGAACACCACCAGTAGTAGTACCATCAAGAGTAATAGTATCTGAAGCAGCTAGGGTAGGCCATGAAATAAGAGAAGCCGTACCACCATCTGTACTATCATTAGTCACAACTACTGAACCATCAATGGTATCAGTAGCATCTGCAACTTTAATTATATAGTTAGAGGTATTGACAACAGATACAATAAATTTGTATTCATCGCCAGAGCCAGTAGCTGCTGGAAGAGTAAAAGTAGCAGCAGCGTCACCACCTACTTCACCCATAAGTAAAATACGTCCTGCATGGTCTGCTTGTGTAATAGTAGTCGTTGCAGTAAGCGTTACTAGATCACGAACAAACGAGCCTCCTAGAGTAGTAGTTCCTGCAGTGACTGTAACACCACCTGCAGTAACTGTTAAACCTCCTGAAGTGACAGTCATGCCATCTTCAACAAAGACATCTTCAGGAACACGAGATATCCCTTGTGTCAATTTAAAACTTGCCATTTTATATTCCTTTCTTAGCTAAGATTAATATACATATATTATGATACAGTAGCACTAAACATAGTTGCAATATTTGAGCCAGCAGCACATGTTACCATGCCACTAACTGTATATTGATTAGATGCTATATCTATCAATTCAACATAATCACCAATAGCACCACCACCGGTAGTTGTGCCATTAAGTGTGATGGTATCTGAAGTAGCAGCAGTTACAAATGAAGCAGCGTCTGTTCCATCTGCATCAGTAATTACAATTTGACCATCTATAGTATCTGTTGCATCTGCTACTTTAATTAAGTAGTTTGAAGTATTAACTACAGAAACAACAAATCTAAAAACACTTCCTGTTCCTGTGGCTGCTGGAAGTGTAAAAGTAGCAGCAGCATCACCGCCTACCTCACCCATTAGAAGTGTTCTTCCTGAATGATCGGCTGTAGTTATTGAAGCTGTTGCAGTAAGAGTTATAATATCTTGAGTGTGCCTATCAACATTTTCACTTATAAGTCCTGATAAAATTCCCATTCTATTCTCCTTACGATAATACTAAACGCATAGTTACATCAGTACCACCAACACGAGCGTAATTTAAATATTGATTATTTCCTACTTGTTTTGGAACAGTTAATGAGTGAAGACCTGCAGCTAATTTAATATCATTTGCTGTACTTACTGCAGCAGTACTTGAGCTACTAAAATTAACGTAAGCTTCTCCATTTAAATGCATTGTAGCTACGTTGTAATTTGAAACATTTGTTTGGGCTGCACTAGAACCTACAGTAATTACAGACTGCACATCCCAAAACATATTATTACCTTGAGGTATTTGCGTCATTTTATTTTCCTTTCTTTATAACTAAAATGATGAAGAGGTGGTATATGCAGAATTAGTTGAACGAGGTATGTAAGTACTTCGCACGTAATCAAATCTATTTATTAAAAGTGTTTGCATGTGTTTTATACCCTCATTAAATAATGCAAAACTTCTTTCATATAAAGGTACTTCACTTCTGTATAAATATACATAAGATACTGCCCCATCTACAATTACATGTTTAAACCTATCTGGAATAGTAGTTGTATCACCATGAGCATCTAAATCAGAACTAGGATGTGTATAATAATCAAATGCTAATGTGTATGCTTTATCTGGATATGGAAATAAACCATAACCATTATCAGGAGTACGAATTACATGGGAAGGAATACTTCCACCATCAAATTGTGTTACAGTATCATCATCTGAATGAGCAGCAGCAGTTGTTCCTCCTGCTCCTCTTGTAGCTCCTGTAAAGGTAGTGGAACTAGTTCCTGTATATGTAATCTCTTCTGTACCTACAACAATTGTGCCAGTAGAATCAAATCCTGTAGTCGAATCTACTGTTATAGTTGTAACAGAATCAGTATGAGAACCATTTAATGCGGTACTAACTACTTCATCTTCTTGATTTATATGTCTGTCTACATATTCATGGTAATTTAATACCGATAAATGTTGTGAAGCATTTCCTAATGTATCACTTTTTTTAATTCTAAAAGAAGCATAATCTACATGTTTTGTATTAGAAGGCAATGAATATCTTGTAATTCCTGCAGTTAATGTTTTTGAAGCTTCTGCTGCATTAAAAGGCCAAGCAAACTCTTTTTGATTAATATATCTAATCGCTTGATTTACAGCATTTTTAGTTTGTGTTTGAATACCACGAGAACTACTAAAATCAGAAGAAGTTAATTGTACTTCATTCATCTTAGCTAGAACATCATTAGTATATATTAAAAAGGTATTTGCCATCTGTTATCCTATATGAGAAAATGATGGGAAGAAGAATATACTTCCTCTCCCCACCAAAATTAACTATGCAAGTTGATCTCTATCAACTTCGTCTGCGGCTTCTGCATAGCCGTTTACGTCAACTATACAAGCGTATACTCGCAGTCTTCCTTCGGTAACATCAGCAGAAGAGGCAATCAACTTAACGTCAATTGTATCTGTTGTAGTTACAAAACACTCAAACAAAGAGTCAGCACCAGTAATAACGTCATTGGACTGACCGTTTGTTCCTTCAGCGAGAATACCTGTTGAGGTAACATCTCCACCATCAACAATATCATCACCAGCAGCAAAGTCAATATCTACTGTTGGAGAACTACCGTCAAAGGCTTTAAGAACTTCTGCTCCAGCAAATAAAACAAAAGTATTTGCAGGTATTTCTAGAAGTTGGAAAATATCACCATTGGTACAGCTATAGCCATCTGCAGCTAGAGCGTCTATATCAAGAATGGCATCCACCATTCTCATAGCACTTCCGGGGCGAGTAACTTGATTAGATGCAATAGAGTTAGCACTTACGCCAGTGGTTGATGCTAATGTCATATCAAAAGTTGCCATTGTAATACCTCCCCTATGCTATATTGTATTTCGCTGTGGCAATTGCTTCAGGACGTAAAATTTTACGACCATAAAGGTGCATACCACGCACGATATCAGCAAAGCTATCAGGATCACGATACGATTCTGTTTTCGTAATCTGGCTCGCAGTGGCTACTGAAGATGAATGTCCAGCTACAATCACACCATAGTTAGAGTTCTGGTTTGCCGTACCACTTGTGCCGGGACCAGTACCTACTGATGGAAGATTGTTAGAAACAAACACCTGAAAGCCATAAAGATTGTTGAGAACAAGACCGTTGCGTAGTGATCCAGATTCACCAAAATCTTGATTTAAAAGACGAGAATCTTCGTCCATCAAAACTTCCATGAAATGTGGAGACACCACTAACCAACGACCATCTTTGTCAACAAATTGAGTGTCTAAAAGACGACCCATTCTGGCAATAACCATGTTAGGCGATGCTGTTGCAGTTGGCAGAGCACTAGCTCCGGGCAACCTTGGAGCAAGAGGAATTGAGTGATCCCCTGCCGAACTAGTTGTAATATTACCAAAAGAATCTTTCCTCAATTTCATTGAAGTCAACAATTCATCTGAACCAGCAGTTGATACAGCTTTAGTTCCAGAAACCGTAGTATTAGCGGTACTGGCAACTGCACTTACAGAAGCTTGTGCAAAACCTGAAAGGTAGCCTAAGACTTCTGCATCATACTGATCCTTCAGGCGATAACCTGCACGATCAGATGCAACTGACTGAAAATTCACATGAGAATGTGCTTCTTCAATGTCATCAACCTTGAAAGCAAAGTAATTAGCCTGATCTACTGTCAGACTAAAATCTTCATCATCAAGATCTTGAGGAGAGATTTGAGTACCACGAGCATATGATCTTACTGTGATCTCAGGCTCTTTGATAATACGTACAGTATCACCAAAGCTTGCGATTTCACCAAAATAGTCGTTATTGGTGATACCTTCAGCTACAGAACTTTTACGAAAAGCTACCTGTACCTGTTTAGAGTATATAACAGGGCTAAAATTGCCATTCGGCAAATTGTTATACCCTGCCGCACGTTGAAAAGCCATTATACTTTCTCCTTTTCTCGTTACGAGTAGACAACAAGGTCTACGAGTGTATCATTTATGTTACACTTCAAGGTTTAACTTTTCTAGGGGCCATCTACATTGAGGGTAAGATAAATAGTGATCAACAATTTATCGGCCTTGTTTATGGGTATACCGAAAAGCGGATAATAAAAACTAGAGTTAGCATAATAGTATGGGTCTAGTTCCTTAACTAATACCTTTATAGTTAATTATTAGAGTTTGTCAAGATAAAAATTTAT